TGAAAAAGCAGCTTACCAGGCTTTTTTTATGGATTTTGCGAAAAACGAAAAGGTTTCCAAAGGACCGAAAGCCCTTAAGTTCATAGCTATGTTAGAGAGACCTTATTGTAGCGCGACAGCTCTTTTCGGACAAATTTGCAGCGTTTTCGGACAAACCGCCAACTCCGTTTGGTAGCCTTTTGAGACGATGTGGCTATCGACTTGGGTATTCGCAGCTGACTGATGTTGTGTATCCTGTGCTTGTGTAGCGCGGCGATTTTTCAACACGGTTTCTAAATACTCAGACAGGGCGAGGCGATCTTGTACCGGATCTTTGACAATGTAGGGGGCCAGCTCTTTATCGGGCATTGCCGATTGCCACACGGTTTCATTTGGTGCGGTTCCACTCTGGCCCCTGAAGTTTGAAGTCGAGATGGAGTGTGTTCAGCGGCGATTTTCTTTTTCAAGGATTTCTGCGGCTTCGGACAGGTTGATATTGTTGCTCTGACTATATTCAAGGACGCGATGGTAGAAGTCTTGGTCTGCGCGGTCAATACTGCATCCATTTGGGACGGAGAAAGATGCAGAATTGACATATCTGCGCGGTTCTGGGGCCGAAAGTTCGCGGTGAATGGCTGGGCCGGGCCGGTTTAGCAGAGCTTTCAGGAGTTCGGCTTTCGACCGTGTCCTGCCATCGGAGAAAGAGACGCTTTCACCCGAAAGGTTGGCTTCAGCGAGCAGCTCGATTGCAGCCTCGCGCAGATCTCCGAAAGCCTGTCCTTCGGCTTCCAATATTGCAATGTCGCGTTCGGCTTCATGCTGTGCTTTTTCGAGGGCAAAGGCTTGCCGTTCGGCTTCCAGAGCGCGTTTTGCCTGTCCCAGTTCGTCTTGTTGGTTTGTAAGACGGGTCATAGAGTTTTATCCTTTTTGTCAATATGTTGTATCAAAGGGCAAGGGTGATTTTTTCTAAGATCCGAACGTTTGCTTCGGACCGAGAAAAGCTGAATTCCGCTTGTTTTGGCGTGCAGGCGGCAAAGCCGTTCAAAACAGGAACAGACAGCCCTTGTTCAAGGGTGATTTCACAAGCCTCATAACCCGGTTGCACAGACCGGACAGAACCGATTTCGGTTTCCGGGCCAGCGGGGCCATGGTCATAGCGAAAGCAGAGCGCCAGCCGCGTCGCCGCTTCAAAGGACAGATCATCGGGAAGAAAGGGCTGGCCAGCACTCCCACAGAGCCGGAGCCGCATTCCTCCGATCTGGCCCCCGATCTGGCCCCCGCTGTCCGGGACCGGTTGCACTGCGGACAGGCCAACGGGCAACAGTTTGCCGGGGCGGGCCGGATCGTCATCAGGGAACGGCGCCGCAAGGCTGACTTCCCCCAGCCCTGTAACAGCTGGAGCGACAGCGCCAAGCAGCCCGATATGCCGGAGATAGAGCTTGCCTGGAAGCGGATTTGAAGACGCCCCGCGCGGAAAGAAGGCACAGGAGAGGTGCCGATATTCCCCGGCCCGGACCCTTTCCCGTAAATGTGGCGAGATGTCTTCAAGGCTGGCAAACAGCCCTTTCTCGGTCACGTCCAGCCCGCGCACCCATCCCCAGGCGGGGGCATCATGAGCGGGATGGCCAAGCACGAGAGGGGCGCGGTAAAGGGCGGGATCATAACAGACGCGAATTTCCTCCAGATCATCTGGGGTAAAGGTCAGAACCTCGCCCTGCATGCTGGTAAATTTCCCCGGACGAAAGACAAACAGACGGTCAGGGGATTGGGTTGCGGCCTGATCAGAAGCACTGTCCGAAGCAGGAAGGGCAGCATCCGGGGCCAGAAACGCAAGAACATCATCATTCATTTTCAATTCCTTGCGGAACTATCGGACCAGAACCGGAATGACGCTGCCCGGCCCGACGGCGGCATCAAGGGCAAAGCCGATCCGTTCAGGACTGCCTGTCAGGGAAGACAGGGCCACAGCCCGCCCGTTTGCATCGCTGGCGAGAGGCGTTCCAGAGGCCAACACAGCCCCAGCCTCCACATGCAACAGACCAAGGATTTTCACGGCCATCATGTCGCCGCTGCTGGCGGCATGGGCAGCAATTCCGAGAGCGGGAGCACCTTCCTCGGCCTGGCGGTCATCCATCCCGACAAGGCGGAAGGCCAGCACATCCCCAGCGGCTTGCCGGGAGAGGACAGAAACAGGAACTTCAGGAATGAGCGGCATGGCCTATTCCTCCGTCATTTCGACATAAAAGCCCGCCGCCTGTCCGGTAATGAGGGGGCGAGAAGCGTCATAAGCGCTGATCAGCCAGGACCGTTTGCGAGCGTCGAAAAAAGGCTTTTCAACAAAGGGATAGCCTTCCAGACGGTAGGTATACCCCCAGCTCGGCTCCTCCCGGCCTTCCACGACAGGGGGCGCATAGACGGCAGAAACCCCGTTGCCCCACACGTCCGAAACCGGTCCATCTGGACTGTCCCGTGCGAGAGGTGGCTCAG